GTCTCCGGCCTGCTCGACCATGATGTCGAACCGAACCGTGAGATACTCGTCGCTCTTGCCGTCGAACTTGAAGTCCGGCGATGCTGATGCGATTGCGGCCTTGCGAATCGCCATCAGGTCGGCCTTTTCATCGTCGAGCTTCTTTGCGACGTCTTCCGGGATGAACTTCTTTGCAACTTCGAGCAGGTCGGCCCGGTCTTTCTTTTCCTTCTCGGCCTGCTTCTCCGCCTTCATCGCGTTGAGCTCGTCCGAGGTCTTTTTGAGGTCGGCCTCGTAAGCGTCCGCCTTCGCCTTCAAACCTTCCGCGCTCTTTTCGATTTCAGAAAGTTTTGCGGCCGTGTCGGCGTGCGCCTTCTCGCTCTCCGCGATTGCTTTTGCGAGTTCTTCGCTCGCATCGAACTCTTTACCCGCTAGGGTCACTTTCACCATATTATCCTCCTGTGTGTCTGTTGATTCCGCATACTCACCAATTTTTAATGCCTTCGCGTGTGCAACGAGATGAGGCAAGGCATTCTTTCCAAAAGGACTTTGCTCCACCCGCGCGAGCGCGTTCCGCAAGTGCGGCAAGTCCACAGTTTCGTTATCCGTCCCGCTCTTGACGCTTCCGTTGTGATGCGGGAAGTGCCGCAACGAGCGCGGGACGGTATTTCCGGCCTCGTCCTTGTCACCGCCGCCTTCTATGTGGGCGAACGCGGCATCTGGAAGGTTGTTGATGAAAGCCGCAGTCCATTGAACATCCGTGACCGTGAGGTCGTGCTCGGATAGCCACGACTTTGCCTTCTCCATCGTCCAACCTTCGCCCTTCTTGAACCTATATGCTTGAACGACCATCGAACCTTCCTTACCAGCGGGCGGATTCTTGAGGTTGCCGATAATGATACTGATGCCGCCCGGCAGTTCTTTCGTTCGGAGGGATTCGGGGTCGAATAAAGAGGGTGATTTTATGCGCGCACGGACTTCGTTTTCGGTTTCCTCAAGCCCATCGTACCGCGCATCTTCGCTGTCCTGTCTGACCATAACCGCTGGAAAGTATTCATGATTATGATTGAAGCTATCCATGTGAACCCGTACGGAAGGACCTGCTCGTCCCTGTTCGACAACGGCGACGTGATTATACACAATATCGCGTTGAACAGCATCGTATTCCTCCCCTTCCCACTCGCCCGGATTCTCGTCCAAAGCACAGGTGTATCCACAAGACGTTTCCTGCTTCTTGCCGCTTGCAATTTCATCTATCGTGTCTTGGTCGGTGATTGTTACGCCGGTGCGAACAAACGATGCTTCCTTCTCAACATTTCTGCTTGTCCAACCGACTGCATACTTCTTGGTGTTTCGGGTGTCGAGCATTTGAGGCGGGTGGTCGTTTGTGACCGGTACTTCGGAAAGTGAGTTGAGGGAATTGTGGTCGAATACTTCATCAGGTGGACGCAGTTCTTTTCGTACCGAACCGTTAGGAAGAAGATACTTAAAAACGCCGATGCGTGTCACATAGGCGTTGGCTTTGAGATACCCTTGTGAGGTTTTCTCGGGCGCATCAAAACGCCCGAAATCCAATCGGTATGCTTTCACAAGTTCAGCTTTCCCAATCCCCCTAAAGGCAAACTTGTAGGATTTTTCAAAAATCCTGTTTCCGTAGATAGCATCTTTTTTTAATGCTATCAAGAAAAATCTTTACATTTCAAAAAAGTAGCGGGGCGACCGTCGCCACAGGCGAGGGGGATTGTGTCGCAAGGGCAGAACTCAAGCCGCCCCGCCAAGTCCTTTGACCGCAAAGTCACTCCACGCCTTCGATTCCGGCACTACTCATCACAGGAATGGCTTGACACCTACAGTTGAAGTCCTCACCGGGATTGAAACCGTCCGGCTTACTGACCCCACTCCCGTCCGTTGCTTCGTCGTCAGTCCAGTTGAAGGTGTGACCTTCCATCTCTGCGTGCTCGTCACGAACCCTGTTGTCGCCTGCCGTCATCCAAGTATACTCTTCGATTCCGGCTTCCTTGAACCTGTTCTCTGTGAGTTCTGCGCTGAACTTATTTGTCTGGTCACGGGCGATAAGGGCCGCCCTGTTCTCCGCCACGGATTCGCTGTCGATGAGTTCCTGCGCGATTTCTTCGTGTCTCCAACCCTGTTGAACGCCGCGCATCACAATTCCCTCAATCCTGTCTATCTGCGCGTCAGCCGTCTTTTTGATGAGCCCGACGTTCTCTTTGACGAACCCTCTCATCACAGGGCGCATCCACGGCTCGGCCTGTGCGATATTCACTCCGGCAATTTTCATCGACAAGCTCTGGAGATATTTCGCATTCTTCGCCTCCGTCCGCGAAGCCGCGTTCAGAGCCATTTCAGCGATTTTGTCGTCCGTGTATGTCCGATAGAACGCCCTCTTGAGCGTTTCCTTTAAGGCGTCTATGTCGTCGGAATAGTCGTCTTTCCTGTCCGGGCGCATATTCTGCGCGGTCGCGAGGATGTCCGACACCCTTGGAATCACGATTTCCTTCGTCAAGGCAAACAGGTATTTCAACATCGTCCTCAAATCCTTGAGATACGCAAGCTGAAGCGGCTTGTTGCTCGTCGGCCTCGGCGGCTTTGGAATACGCTTCCTGCCGCGCGCCTTTGCCATCGCCATCAGCGAGAACTTCTTCTCAAATATGGCATCGACCCGTTCGGCATCGTAGGTTCCTGATTTCATTTCGTTGCCTTTTTGTTCGGTTGCTTCAAGAAATTACCGATATTCATACATTCTTTCGGATTGCCCTTATACTCCTCAACCGTTCCATTTGGATTGTCCTTAAAGTAGCACTTCGGAGTTGAAGATACACACTTGCCGTTCAACAAAGTTGAAGGACAAAACTCTTTGTATCCGGCAGGTGCCGAAGTTGTTGCGCCCGGTTTCGTTGCGGTAGCTTTTGTTGCGGCCTTTGTCGCGGCCTTCGTTGCGGCTTGCGCCGTTGCCGCCACAAGTAGTGCTGTCACCAATGCGATTGTCTTCATCTATTCCTCCTCGTTTAGTTTTGCGGGCGCCCCTTCAAGCGTCTCGCGGTTCTCGTTATCCAAATCAGTATCGAGCGAATAGTCGCCGCCGAACCTGCTGTTTGCAACCTCGTCAGGTGTGACGACCCCTCGGTCGATGTAGTTCCCGTCGGCTCTGCTCATCAACTCCCTGATTTCGGCGAGCTCCTTGTCGTCCATCTGCCAGAGAGCGTTGAACGAAATTTGATATTTTGGAATCTTGCCCTTGCTGATGCCGCCCTTTGTCGAGAAGATGAGGTCAAATATCTTCGTGAGCGCCGGGCGCATTTTCTTTTCCTGCTGATTCCTGATGTAATCATACCAATCAACTTTTTCGCTGTTGCCTGTCGCTCCCAACCCCGAAGGCGACTCGCCGAGCAATATCGTATGCGGCATCGAGGTCGCGCTGACGAGCCGGTTCCCGACCGCCTTGATGAGCACGTCGATTCCGCCGAGAGCTGGGGTCTTCTTCTCGAACTCCTCGCCGTCCTCGATGACTAGCATATTGCAAATCGAGGCCGTCCTGTTGACAAGCTCGAAACGCTTGAGCACCTTCGACACATCGCCGGAAGCAATCATATCGGACAGGTTCTTGAGCTTAAACACGGTCTGCGAAAAATCCTGCACGATAAGCGCCGACGACTCCATCACCTGATTATAGTTCCTGATGCAGTTGTAGATGCTCGAAAGCACGCTGTCGCCAAAATAGCTGTTTGATTGCAGTAGCGATGACGATAGTTCCTTCCCATCAAACCTGCACGCGCGGCTCCAATGAAATGTCGCTCCTGCTGTCGCGGCCGAGCCGAGCTTCCCCGTGATAAGCTGATAGGTTTCTGGATATCCGAAGTTCTTGCTCTTGAGGTCTTCCGTGACATTCCCGCTTGTCGTCAGCATATATCGGTCGATGACGGCGACATATTCAATCGGCTTGCCGATGTCCTGTTCAATCGGTTTGTTCGGGTCGCCTTTCAGCATCCCGACGTAGAGCATCCCAGTTCCATAGAGGTTCGCCCACTTGAGCGCCTTGTTGAACTTATCGAGTCCGCACAACTTGTCGAACTCGACCATTGCGGCGTCGGCGAGCGCCGGGTCTCCGTCAAGGATTTTTATCTCAAATCCTTCGCGGCACATATCGTCGGCGTCGCGGTCAACGATTCGTGCGGCCACGTCGTCGCTCTGATACAGGGCATCGAGCGTGGTCTGGTTCAGAAACGACTTCTGAACGGTCGCACCGGTGAGCTTGTCTCGGTTCGCCATACCGAGCCCCGTCAGCACGTTCACCCAACTGTCGAGGCGCTTGAGAGCGGCTTCCTCACGCTTCGACGATAATGCTTTTCCTTTTTTCATTTTTTCCTCCTTACAATCCTGTCAATAACTTGTCGAGGCGCAGGATGCCGTCCTGCCCCTTCGTGATGTATAGCACGGCTTGGGACATCGAGTCGATTTCGTCCTTGTCGGCTATGTTCGGAAACGAAGCGCACCTGTCGATGAACTCCGCAACCCATTCAAAACCTATCTGTTTCGGATTCGGCAGATAGATGTTTCCGGCGTCCTGATAGTGACCCACGACCTGTGCACGGGCTTCCTTTGACCCGTACTGGTCGGGATTAAACTCCACCACCCCTGACACCTTTTCCTTAAACATCGAAATGACCGCCGGCCCGTTGGCCTTGCCTTCTATGA